CAATCTACTAGTCCAGGTTATAACTTATCAAGAAGGTTTACTCGCATATCTACAAAACTTAAACGTTTTCGTAGCTACTGCAAATACTCGTTTCAAAGAATTCGAAAAACTTACTGCCAACTTGGGTGCTAGCGTTACTTTCGATTTACCATATAGATTCACAACGGCTAACTCTTTGGTTGCGACTTTCCAACCATTAGATCAACGCTTCCAAACTTTGACTGCAAACCAATCCAAGAACGTTTCATTTGTTATTTCTGCTGAGCAGTTAATTCTGTTCAAATTGGAAGAATACATGGAGCGCATTGGTAAGGGCGCTATTCGTCAGTTATCTGCGACTGTTGAATCAAATGTTGCACAAAACGTTATTACAGGTATTCCAGGCCCACTATTTAATGCGTCAGGAATTCCTTTCAGATTCTACGGTAACTCTGTAACGCAGATTAACTCTTACACTCAATTAGCTCAGGCTGTTGCGATGTTTGAGAACTATGGTTCAGCGGTTGGTGAGCATAAAGCTTATGTATCAGATACTGTTATTCCATCTATTATTGGTTCTGGATTACAACAATTTGCTGAATCTCGAAATAACGAGATTGCTAATAGTTGGGAACTAGGTCGCTTTTATAGCACGATGTGGTACAAGTCCAACTTGTTGCCTATTCACTATTCAGGCTCAGAAGGTAACAACGGTTCAGTATTGACGGTTGTTAGCACGACTCTAAATAGCCAAGGTCAAGTGATTGCGATTACCTTTAGTGGAACGCATGCTGCTACAGATCCAAACTCAGTGCTTCAAGGTGACAGATTCCAATTCAATGACGGTGTTGCCGGCTTCACGAACATGCGCTATTTAACCTTCACGGGTTATTTGCCATCTTCTAACCCAGTTCAGTTCGTTGCTACTGCTACAGCTGCATCTACGGGCGGTAGTCAAGTAACCGTAAGCGTATATCCTCCTTTGCAAGCTGCTGAAGGCAATACTCAAAACCTCAACCAACAAATTCAAGCTGGAATGCAGGTTTCCGTATTACCTACGCATAGAGCAGGAATGATTACGAGTGGCGATCCATTGTTCTTAGCAATGCCAAGATTACCCGATGAAATGCCCTATCCTACGGGGAATAAGTCAGATCCAGATACTGGTGTGTCAGTTAGATTATACTACGGCAGTTTGTTTGGCCAGGATCAGCATGGCATAGTGCATGACTGTCTCTGGGGTTCTACAGGTGTTGCCGAATACATGATGGCCTTGGTATTTCCTGTTTAGGACCTAAATTACTTCCCCTTGTATAAGATTGCTGTTAAATTAGCGGTTTTGAAGGGGGAGATAAATGGCTAGAAGTATATTTTGTAGTGTATGTAAAAAAGAGAAAGAGCCTGGAAGAGATAATGAAAGTTGTTGCAAAAAATGTAAAAGTGACAGAAATAAGGCCAATCGTCTTAAGGCTAGACTTGAAAAAGGTATGCGACCTCTTGGTTCTGGGCGCGACCCTCTTTGTTATACGTGCGGGCAAATTAAAGAGAATCCTAAAGTAGGTTATTGCAATTCGTGCCACAGGAAGAGAGATAATGATTGGAGACTTAAAACTGGGAGAACATTACGGCATCGAACTGGAAAATGTAGATGCGGAAATGAAATCGCTAGTTATAGTACAGCTTATTGCTCTAAATGTGCTTCACAATGGAGGAGGAAGTATTTAGATAATAATCCTGAGATTAAATCTCGGTTATCAAAGCAAAACCAAGATTACCGATTTAGATCTTTTGATGATTTTGTAAAATACTGGGCTAGATATAGCACTTCCAATGCAATAAAAAGAGGGATGATAATAAAGATGCCTTGCGAAATATGCGGAACAAATGAATTGGTGGAAGCTCACCATGAAGATTATAGTAAACCATTTGACGTTAAATGGTTATGCAGAACTCATCATGGGGAACATCACAAAGAGTTAAAAACTATCTCTAAGGAGAATTAATATGTCTTTAGTCGGAGGCCCTCTGGGCACAGCGGTAGGAAGTCCAGTTGTAAATGCTGGTGCCTATTATATCAGTGGTCTTTATTTAACTTGGCTCACGACAACTACCATTAGCATTGCTAATGGTTCAGCGCGTGATAGCACAAACCAAAACGATATCGTTTTTGGCCCTACGGTTGTTACAACCACAAATCCATATACCACGACCCCTTCAACGCTGGTGATTAATACCGCGCAACAAGGTGCTTTAGGTGTAGATACTGGATTAATTGCTGCATCTACTATGTATGCGGTTTATCTAGTTGGTGATTCATTAGGTAATAACCTCCCAACGGCGGTTTTATCTACGAGCTTCACGCAACCCACATTACCTTATGGTTACGATTCTTTCCGTAGAATCGGTGCCGTATTAACCAATGGTTCATCGCAAATATTGGCGTTCCATCAAGAACAACCAGGCGGTCAGCCCGGTCGTAGAATGTGGTATAGCGTGCCAATTAGCGTTTTAGCTGCTACTGCTTCAGCAACCTTTGTAGCTCAAAACTTAGCGGCGGCAGTTCCACCCATTCAGACGAACGTTACTTTGCAGGCGGATTTGCTGCCTAATGCCGCTGCTAACTTCGTACAACTTAGACCTACTGATGCTATTTCAGGCTCAGGCGGCGCGGCTGGAGACGTGAAGATGTCAGGCGATGTGGCTGCGGTTCATCATTTCGATCAGCTACAAGTTTGCAGTGGGTTAGATGCTAACGTCCCACCAAGAGCAAGTATTGACTGGATGACTGACGCTGTAAGTACTGTTGCATTGACAGTCTCAGCTTATGTAGACCATCTATAAGGATAAGCTATGGCTTATACTGTAAATGCTCTAGCCCAAGGCGCCTTCTTTTTAAGCGGCGTCATTGGGCGTGACTTTCAAGAAGCCAGTCGCGAGCAAATAAACCTCGGAATTGACTTCGTGAACGACATTCTAGCTGACAAAACTATTGATACAGCGATGATTCCGTATTATTCCAAAATAGATTTTACGGCTATTCCTGCACAGCCTGATTACTATTTTCCCAATCTGATTCAAGTCGAAACATGTGTTTTCTTTATTAATACCGTGCGCTATGCCATGACACAGATTAATAGACGAAGTTTTAGAGGCGACCCACGCGCTGAAAATATCCAATCGTTGCCATTCAACTACATGTTTGAGCGGCAACTTGGTGGTGGAATGCTCTCGATTTACTTCAATGCTGTCAGACCGTTTCCCATGCAAATGTGGGGATTATTTAGGCTGGCACAAGTTGTTTACAACCAAGACTTAGAATTAACATTAGATAGGTTTTACATAAACTATCTTAAGTATAAGACTGCCGAAAGAATATGTCAGGAATTTAATTATGAAGTTCCACCCGGCGTGATTAGACAATTGAACGAATATGAGAATTATATTGCACGCTCTACACAACAAATGGATATTACAATGAGCAAGATAAGTGCGCTAAGTCCATATGCACAAGGTGTAAATTATGGAATTGTAAATTTTGGACCTTGGATGCCTTCCTGATATTTTCAGCATATTTAACATTTTAAGGGATTTTATGTTTAAACAAAGATTTTTAGAAACAAAAGAAGAAAAAGGTAAAAGAACGGAGAAAGTGTTCCCCTCAGTCAGAAAAAAAAGAGATATGACTGAGCCAGAAAGAGTGGCCAAGGAGATTACTGGAGGAAGCTCTAAAGGGAGCGCATTAGGTGCAGTTTGGAGAACAAGAAATGTTATAAAACATGCTAAAACAGGTTCTCTTATTTACCCAGAATTATCAAAAGAAGAGAAAAAATTGGCAAAGAAACATATATCTGGTGAAAAGAAAGAACCTAGTTATAAATTCATGAAAGATAAGCAGGTAAAATCGGCTAATCCAAGCACTCGTAATGGTCCTAAAAAGAAAGAACCATCCTATAAGAATGAGAATATCAGACAACCCCATTCTAAAAATGATGCCGATAAAGGTGTCACTAAGAAAGGCAAGTTCGCAAAGTATAAAACTGAGAAAGAAGCGAGCGATAAGAACTCTACCGATAAAGATACCATCGACAAGAAATCATGGCATCACGGCTCTAAGGCAAAAGGTGTACTGAAGAAGGGCAAAGAAGAGAAGATATCTACGGGTTATAAGAATG